TCACGTGTCAGTCATGGCCGGAAAAGCCTTTGGAGTTGGAACTCCCGTCTCGGAAGAAACCCTCATCTCCCTCCTCAACAACTTCAAAACCACCGAAGTTCCGAACTTGGAGATTGGACAGGCCACAGGAACCACTGAAATTCAACCAAAGCCCTACTTCATGGCCAACACCACGAAGATAGCTGCAACTGGCCTTGTCCTCCCTGGAACCACTTCCACGCCCGCAAACACCAACCCAAACAATGTCGTCCCCGTTATGGAAGCTAGTCTTGCCATTTCCAACAATTTGCCTGACTGGTCCCAAGAACATCTCGACCACCTCGAGTTTGCTCGGAAGACCCTCTCGACCAAGCTGAAGTGCATGAGAACTAGTGCACCTGCAAGACCGCTGACCATCAACGAAGCCGTCATCGGAATCCCCGGAAGCGTTGAAGGAATCAACTTCAAGAGCAGCTCTGGCTACCCCTATGTCCACCAAGGGCTTAGCAAGAGACAGATCTTTGACCAGAAGGGTAACATCAAGAGTGCATTCTTCAAGGCACGCTTCGAAAACCTTTGCGAACAAGCTAAGGCAGGAGACGACCTCAAGCCCGTCTACCTGAGTTACCTGAAGGATGAGCTCCGAACAACCGGAAAGCTCCCTCGAGTGATCTACGCCTCACCTGTGGATTACACAGTGCTGGTCAACCAGTACTTTGGGACTGTCAAAGCTGCCGCAACCTCAAACTGGATCGAAACTGGCTGCGAGATTTGGATTGGAGTGGACTGCTCAACGAACGACATCAGCTTGCCTCTCCACGTTGCGCGAAGCCGGTTCTACGGAACTGACCAGAACACGCCAATGTGGATTGACGCTGACTTCAAGAACTTTGACCAAAGCCTCCACGAAAATCTGATGAACGCCGCCAACCGAGTCATCACCTCTGTCCAGCAGAGACTCCAACACCCGATTGACACCAAGGCAATGTGCCTGACCCTTGCCAAGTCCCTGAGCCACAGCGTCATTCAGTATGGTCCAAGCATCCAACGACCAGACCTCCCCAACGGAGGTCACGTTTTTGTGAGACCAACTAATGGCGAACGCTCAGGAGACCCGCTGACCACGATCAGGAACAGCATTTGTGGAGCTCTGCT